GTCTATCGGCTATGTCCAAAATTTTACACATAGGGGGCTATCTCGGTACGATCGTCCCGTCTGGTAGAACATCGAATCTCTTTTGACTTCCGTGTGCTTCACCGTGACACTTGCGACATAAAGCTTCGAGGTTGTCAAAGGATAAACTAATCATCGGGTCGTCTATGTTCTCGCTGTTTAGATGTATCTTGTGGTGAACTATCTCGGCAGGAACTATAAGTCCTTTAGCCTTACACCTTTCACATAACCCCCCGACAGATCGTAAGTAATTATCCCGACAATTAACCCACGCTCCCGTCTTATAGAATTGACCCTGCCGTCCTCTGCTCAACTCCGTGTCCGTTGGATATGATGAACTCTGCTCTTTCCCTTGTCATTGGGATAAGTTCATCTTTGCTTACTGTTCTCTTTAACTGACTATCCGAATACGGCTTGGTGATTCTAACGAGTACAAGGTTCATTGGTTTTGACTTTCTCTTGGAATCCCCCAAGACTTTATACCAAGCCTTAAGAAGTTCTTTGTTGTCGTATTCGTATTTAAACTTCGGAACGTCTAAAAGTTTATTAACATCGAAGTCTAAATCAAAAGGCACGATATAGCCGTTTATTCCGTCCACAATGCCCATTTCGTGAACTGTGGGAAATGGTGTCACTATAACGGGAACATTGTTTGCAAGAGCCTCTAAAACGCTATACGACCACGCTTCCGAATCGGACAGTTGAACCAAGTAATCTGCCTTACGGATATAACTTTGCATCTCATCGAAAAGACCCACGTTAAAGAATCCCTTCGGTGCGTCCTTGACTTCCCCGTTTGAGAAGTTAAGCCACAAAAAAGAAATGCCCGATTCTTCGAGCATTTTCGCAAGTCTTAATATTCTCTCGGTGTTCTCGCCTTTATCCTTTGCAGGAATACGGGTTGCCGATACCAGAAGGAGTGACTTTTTCTTGTTGATCGTTAAAAGATTGTGTATGACCTTCCCGTCCGTCTCGAAAGATTTCTTTGATTCTTCGGAAACGTGGATGAGTTCGTCATAATCTTTTAAGTTCCACTCTGGATGAGTTTTACAAGCGTGACACATCCTCACGACTTTTTTATATTCTACGTTTGGTATCGGGTCTGTGAACCGAACCATTAAAAGCACATCGCACTTGAAAGGCTGTTCGTCATATACCCTCACGAACTGTGAAAGTTTGACTTTGAGTTCTGGCGGCATTTCCTTTGACATAATCGCTATGTCGTAATTCTCGGACATATACTCGGCAAAGGTAAGAAGAAACGTCTCGATACCGCCTATCTTGTAAAGATGTGACGAATATATTAAAACTTGTGCTTTTTCCATAGTCAAAAAGTAAGAGCAGATACCTTTGTTAAGATACCTGCTCAAAATGAGGGTGGTAAAAGTGTCATCATCAAGATTCACCACTAACATAATATCACATAAAACTGTCAACTTTCGGTCAACTTTAAAATCTTATCAAAATTTTTTAAAGCCCTATCGTGAAGATGTCTCGCACCCTCTGCGGAATAACCCATACGGAAACCAATATCTCGCCACCCTATCGGTGCGTATGGTCTTTTCGGATGTATGGTCAGATACCGAAGCATTAAGACCTTTTGTTCTCTTATGTCCTCTAACTTCCCGACCTTTTTCCATATCTCCCCTTCGGTCAAGATGAGTTTTTCTTTCGCCAAGTTGAGATCGTTGTATAGGTCGCCAACCTCTGCCATTTTCTCTGCGAACTTGTCCTCTCGGTAATTAAGGTGACTTGCTCCCGAATCGTCAAGTTGGATAGGATGATAGCCGAGTTCGGTTTCTATCTTCTCAATCTGTCTGGCAATCCATATCATCTGCATTTTGCCCTTGCGATACTGTTCAAGATATTCTTTAGCGGTCACGTTTTGCCCCCTTTTTCTTCAAAAGCCTTACAAGCCTTGGTTGACGGCTGATGCCACATAGCCGTTGTTGTTTTCCATTTTCTGTCAGGATTCACACACTTACGACCGATACAAGACTTCTCGTTTGATAACCATTTACAATCACGGCACTTGTGATCGTGGTATTCCTTCGCCATTCCGAGTTCGGTCACCTTCATAAAGCGAATTACATCTCCCAACATCTTCAAGCGACCATAACAGACCGCAAGGTTTTTGAGAGCGGTATACTCTCCCTTGCCGTTGTTTATTGCTTCGTTCATAGCCTTGTCGAGTTCTGTCCACTCGGAATCAATCTCGTCATATCTTTCTCTTAAGCACTCATAAACGTATTTATATATGCTTTTATATTCCATACTTCCCCCTTTCAATTCTTGACCAGAACCCTTTCGAGTTCGTCCATATCGTAGTCCGTTCGGTTCGTCATACGGGTAAAAGTGTTCTTGCTTATGGGTCTTTCCTTTTCCCTTTTCCTTGCCCAACTCAATACCGTTGCGTAATGGTCTTTATACTTGTCACCCTTCGAAGCTATGTAAAGTGATAATTCGTCTATTAAACCCGAATAACCTTTGTCGATTAGCTTTGTGTATTCGTCTTCTGTGAGTTTTACGTTCTCACACTCCCCATATAGTCTTTTATTATTGGTATTGGTATTGGTATTGGTATTGGGGTTCGTTTCGGTTCGTTTTCGGCTCGTTTTTGGTTCGTTTTCGGCTCGTTTTGGCTCGTTTTTGGTTGCGTTACTGTTTCCAAACTGACCGCCGCCTAGTTTCCCTTTTCGGCTTTGACGCTCTGATAATTCCTTGTCCCGAAGCACTCTTCCGCACATATCCTTTGATACTCTTACAAGGTAACGGTCTTCAAATTCGGTGATTTCTTTTCCGAGAAGTGTGTTCAAGAGATTCTTTACAATCTGTCCACACTCCTCGTTTGACATCGCCAGAAGGTCATCAAAGTCTTCGGGATGTATTATTATTCCGTGATTCATTGTTCCAACTCCTCATACTGTTTACACTTTGGGTTCGTCCTGCGTCTGTACCCTTTGAAGCCTTTGTCACAACTCCCGTAAACCCGATTCTTAACCCCTTCATAAAGTCTGAAATACTTACAAGAACCGCACTTATCCGAGAGGTCGGTTTTTGCCATAATCTCATCCCTTGTGACGACCCTTCGCCAATTCGCAGATAACTTCGCATCCTCTAAATCTTGCCAAGTGTGACCGTCTGGTAAAATGATCGGGTCGCAAACGTACTTCTCCATATACTCACCCCCTAAACTATTCCCCTTGTGACACCCGTGTCGAGATAAGCGGATTCTTCAACACCGACCGAGTGTTTTTTCACGAAGGACGAATCATCCTTGGCAACAAAAGTGACCTTCAAGTCCTGCTCACCGAGTTCGAAAGCCCTCATATACTTTTCCTTGGCTTCTTCTTCGTTCTCGGCTACAATGCGTCTTTTACTTGGAAATTCAACAAAATATACGTTCACTCTTCACACCCCCTTAAACCGCCGTAGTAAGTCTCCTCATCAAGTTCGAACTTGTCGGGAATAACAAACGGCGACCAATATAAGACGTTATTAAAGCCCGTTGGGTCGGTGGATGAGTACCAGAGATTAGACCCCTTGTCATAAAAAGCCGTCTCACACTCCCCGTTCGTTGTAAAGATCGCTACAAGGTCGGAAAAACCGTTCTCGTCAACTTCTGGCTTCTCTTTCGCTTCGTGGTATCTTGAATAAAAACTTTTATCAATCATTCTTTATCACCTCTCATATCTGCACCACAATTAGGGCAAAATTTTGATGTTACAAATACCTTGCCTATCGGTTCTTTGTGTTCGTTAAAATCCAAGTGGCTGTTTTCATTCTTGCATTTTGAACAAACAATGCTTTCGGGAAAATCCTTATCTCCGCTTTGTATCTTTGTCCACTCTCCGTGTATATTCTCTCTTACATCGGCACTCGGCATATCATCTACTATTTTTTGAATATGAGGTAGAACGATATACACATGAGTTGATACATATTGTGTCAACTTTGCTCTTACCTCTCCTCTGCTTATATAATCACTCATACAAACACCCCCTTAATCGCAGGAATCACCCATCCAGTATGAACAGATATACTTCCCGTTTTCTTCTCTTATCTGGCAATCGTAAAGACCATAACCGCACAAGATCGCATCGCTAAAATGCTTCGGGATATCTTCGCCCGACATATAGTAAGACTTTTTGGTCTTATCCTTTGCCCCTGCCTTCGCTCTTTCGTATTCTTCCTTGGTGACTTCGAACTCTGTACCTTTCCTCATTTATTACTCCTTTCCCAAGATTCGAACCGTCTCGAATCCGCTGTTCATAAATACCTTGGCGGCTTTGTAAGCTGAATCGTAATTCCCGAAGGAAAGAAGGAAACCGCCCTCTCTTCTTTCTATCTTTCTTATCGCCTTTATTTCGCCTTGTAACGGCTTCTTGTCATCGCTAATGAACACTTTTACCATTGTCTCTTTTCTCCTATCTTCTCGCCCGTTCTACGTTGTTACAGACCGTATTGTGACTTCTGCTTTCGGTTCTTCTGACCAAAATTTCCGAATGATCGTTTCGACTATCTGGGAATCGTCGTAATAGGCTATCCCGTTAAGTGCGTCCGTGATTCCTTTGTAAAGATTGTCATTGTCGGGACGCTTGGTTGGTCTTTTGTTTAGCAGGTATTCGGTCTTGGCTTTTTTACTTGCTGACTTTGGGATTTCCATATAGACGTTGACCGTCACGGAAATTGGTATATCCTTTTCCCAACGTAAGGGCTGATACTGTACCTCGTCCAAATAAGCCGCCCGAACCTTGTCTTTGTATGCCTTGACCTTTGCGTCCTCGAAAACGTGCTTCGTGTGTCCGTTGAATCTTGGTCTTTTCCACGGTACGACCTCGCCGTCTATCACGAAGTAAACTTCAATCGAAGAACTTTCCATATCGTTTGAACCACTCCTCTCTCGTGTGTGTTTTTAAGTACGTTTCCTGCCCTATCCTTTGGAGTTCCTTGTCGTACGTCCCGTGATCGTGTAAGTTCTGGTGGCAACGTCTACAAAGCCAGACCCAAAGGCAATCTTCATCGGCTAACCTTCTCATACCGCTTCCGTGTAGTAAGTGGTGGTGTTCAAGTCCGCCCGTATAGGGTGCGTGACAGATAAAACACTCACACTTCGTTTGAACTTTGCTTGGTTTGTAGTTTTTCATCCTTCACCTTTTAGCATTTTTTCGATATCTGTTTCGTAGTCGACAAGGTACTGTCTAATAAATCTTGAAGCATATTGAGGGTGTATCATTGACCTTTCTTCAATGTCCTTTTGATTCGTTCCCCATAGATCGCTAATGTTTTTAGGTTTGACGTATTCTATCGGTTCAAACAAAAAATTATTTTTAGGTTTGAAACCTATAAACCAATACTGTGTAGGCTTCATATAGTAGTCACCGTTTAGTCTTCGGTTCTTATCTATGACGCTCGGTTTCAAACACCAATACCGTGTAAGATAATGCTGTTCGGAGTATGGGTTTTCGAATACCATTTTTAAGCCCCTTCTAATGACGATGATTGACAACTTTGTTATAAGGTCGTAATTCTGGTGTAGTTCTTCGTGAAGTCTTAAAACCGTTTCCAACTTTTGCAAATCTGTATAATTTTTCATTTGCTTTAAATCTCCACGAAACGACAGAAGTATTTGTTGTTCGAACCTCGTGCAAGGAAAGAAAGCAAGAATCAAATCATCGGGAGTTATTTTGTCAAAGATCGAAGGGCGACCCTCGTACCCCCCCCGAATTTCTGCGTATAAATCAATCTGGTAGTCGGTCTGTCCGTACTCGTTCAAGATGTCGTAATCGTAGGCTTCTATGCCTAATTTCTTAAATTCGTTCTTAAACGTCCCAGATTGTTCAAATAGACAATGTGCTATCACGTTCTTTTTTCTCCATTCTCTCAATTGCCTTTCGGATATCCTCATCCATTGGCGGTATTAACCCCATTTGCCTCATCTCGTCTGCCGTTCCGTCTATAAGCCGTGACATTTCAGAAGAATTGAACTCGTGGGAAGGTTTCAAAAGCAGATACCACCTTTTCGACTTGAATATCTTTGAGGTTGGTTTAAGGTGCGTTTCTTCGTTCTCGTCTGCGTTTCTTTCGGCTTCTGCGGTGTTGGGGACAGCGACCCAGATTTCCTGCCCGTCACTTTCCCACAAGACCCCGTATCGTCTTAATAACTGATTGTGCATATACGGAACGGAGATTCTTAAAGCCTTCGCCATTTCAGAACACATCTTGAAATAAAGGGCATTAGCTGAAAGTGATCGCTTCGGGTGGTATTCCCGAACTTCGAACTCCCCGTCCGTCTGACTACTCAAAAAGGCGATGCACTCCAAGACGCTTCCGTGAAAGTCCGTCATATGTAGTAACGGGCATACCTTGTCCCGTCCTCTCTGGTCATCATCTCGGTTTTGATGTCGTAGCCTTCCGAACGAAGAATATTAATCTCGCCCGAAAGTCTGTAAAGACCATAAAGTCTTAAAGCGTCCTGCCCCGTGATTCCTCTTCTCTTGTCTTTAAGGTGCTTAAGAAGTTTTGCTTTCTTTGATAATTTCTTCGCCATATCGTTCTCCTCTCTTATTCAAAGGGCAATTCCTCGGTGACGTTCACATCAAGGAATCCTTCGCTCTTGGTTGTTTCTGCCTTGCTGTCGCAAAAATCCACTTCATCGCAGATGATCGCAACGGATGTGTGGCTCTTGCCTTCCTTGTCCTTGTATGAGTTGCTTTGCAGGTGTCCCGATATTGCTATCTTTCGACCCTTGGCGAAATAACTCTCGATAAACTCTGCGGTCTTACCGAAGGCGGTTATCTCGAAGAAGTCCGTTTCCTTTTCCTTGCCCCTTCTATCTACGGCTACGGCGTTCCTTAAGTAAGTCGTTCCGTTTGTGGATGATTCGGTCTTTATGTCTCTGACAATGCGTCCTATGATTTCCACTCTGTTCATTTCAAACTCCCTTCTTCTGCTAACTTGTTAAGCTGTTTGGTTAAGGTCGCTTTCATACTCATATAAGCCTTTCCGTCAAAGCCCTTGGGCGTGGAATCGTTGAACCATTTCTCAAAGTCCTTGCCCCCTGCTCGGTCGTACATCGCTTTAAGTTCGGCTTTCTTTTCTTCGTCAAGTGCCTTTTGGTCTGCTTCGGTTCTAACTTCCAACTTGCTGTCGTCATCCGTTACGATTCCGAGTACCGTGAGGGCGGTGTATCTTCTGGCGTATGTAAGAGCCGAGCCGTAAAGTTGGGCGGCGTTCATTTTGGATTCTTTCGGAATAACGATTCTCGCTCCCCTTATCCATTCTTCGTTAACAAGTGCCTCGACATACTCTACGGGCTGACCGTCTACTATGACGGGAGTTCCGTTTCCGTCAACAAGGGTCGCAACCCTCATCGGTGGAATATCTACCCCCGAAAGTGCTAAATCGCCGAGGGATGTGTATTTGTAGTTGTAGCCATTGGATTTTGTACCAACGATCTTGATTTTTTCTTCTGACATCTTTTGCCCCTTTCTTATTTGCAAGAAAAATAGTGATTTCCGTAGTTACAAAGCGGAGTGCCGAACGAGTGATACTTTGACGCTCTGAACCATAACGGCTTCGGAATCCACCCCGATTCAATCAAGGCGAGTGCTTCGTTACAATCGTCGTTTGGTGTTAAGCCAGAACGAAAAGCCGAACTCTTGAAGGCTTCCGATTCGCATACCTGCTTTATGCTCTGCCCGTATGCTTCCGCCCTACAAAGAACCGTGTACATTACCCAACATTGACCGATGACCCCTTGTCCTTCTGCCTCTCTCATCGCCATATCCTTTAAGTAGTAGCAATCCTCTTCGGTGAGATTCCGATAGAAGGGTTCTTCGTACGGGATGTAAACTGTCTCGATGATCGGTTCTGTCTCGATGTAAACGTATTCGGTCTTGGTTACGACTTCGGGTTCTGGTGTTGACCACGCTTCAACGCTTCCGTGTATGATGATTCCGAACAAGATACAAAGCCCCATTATGATTAGCTGTTTGATTCGTTCCATTGTTTTCCTTTCAGATACGTTTCAAGTTTCTCTTGTGACACTCTTGGTAGTTTCCCGATTCGGATAACCTCGCCCCCTGCTGTTTCAAACTGTTTCAATATTCGGTAAGCGGTAGCCTTTGAAACTTGGAAGGTTTCGGCGATTCCTTTCGGTGATAGATAACTACTCATCTGCGAAGTCTAACGGGTTAAGGTTTAAGACTTTGCAGACCGCCAAGAACTCGTCTGCCTTCAATCTCTGCTCCCCGTTAAGACAACGGTTTAAGGTCTGATAGTCGATTCCCGTTGCGGTGGCTACCTTTGTTACGGTCGCAACCTTTTTGACAATCTCGCCCAACTTCTGCTCTAATTCCATTGGTATTTCTCTCCTTTCTAACAATTTTTTGGTATTTTAGATAACAAGAATTTGTTACCCACGTCTCTTATACTAAATCATTGGTTATTATAAGTCAACAAGAAATTGTTAAAATTTGAAAATTAATTATTTTTCGTATATAATCGAGACAGAAAGGGGGAAAGTGTTATGACAGAAAATGAGATTCAAAGACAAAGGTTAGCGGAACGACTAAAAGAATATAGAAAACTTATCGGTATGTCACAAAAGGAACTCGCCGAAAAACTCGGTAAAGCACAAACCGTTATTTCGTCGTGGGAAGTCGGTACGGGTATGCCAGACGCTGTTATGCTTCCCAAACTTTCGAAGGCTCTGGGAGTTTCTCTTGCCGACCTTTGCGGCTTAACCGATGCGAAGAGTTCCGACGAAGAACTATTGGACGCATACCACCGAGCCGACAAGACAACGCAAAAAAACATCCGTGTACTTTTAGGAATAGAAAGGAGCTAACTATGTGGATAACTAAATCGGGATATATGCAAGAAACGGTCATAGAAGCCCATACGGGCTTAAAAAAGATTGTATCGGTAAAAATATCGGGCAAGACCAAAAAAGCCGAACAAGAGGCATATACAAGGATACAAGACAAGATTAACAAGCTGACCGAAACCCGTTACCTTATGTCGGATGTGGTGGCTCTTTATCTCAAAGAACATCAAAAGACTTGGAAGCCGTCTTCTTATGTCCGAACCGATTCACACTTCAAACAGATATTAAGGATTGTAGACGGATATATGAACGAACTATCCGCAGGGTACATAAGAAACAAATTGATAGAATCGGGAAAGTCAAACAGAACCATTAACGACTACCAACGAACGATAAAAACCTTCTGGCGGTGGGCTTATCGTTGTGACTATGTAAATTCCCAAGAGGTAGCCGATAAACTTCTCACCTTGCCAGACCAACCCAAAAAGGAAAGAATACAAGACAAATATTTAGAGCCTTACGAGATAAAGAAACTCTTAAACGCTATTCCGAAAGAGTTCGAGCGGTGGGAACTTCTCACAAGATTTTTGATTTTAACGGGTATGCGAATCGGTGAAGTGATCGCTTTAAATGATGTGGATGTCTGGGGAAGCGTGATTCATATAAATAAGACCTACGACACCAAGAACCGAATAGTCACCGAACCGAAGAGCCTAAAGTCGAGACGGGATATTCACATCCAACCCGAATTAAAAGAGTGCATTGATAATATTCGCACCTACGAACGATATCAAAGGGAAATATTCGGATATCAGACGGAATTGTTCTTTCCAAGCCCCGAAGGGTGCTTTTTAGACTACCAAGCGTATAACAAATACATCGGGGAACTCACCGAAGAAGTCATCGGGCGGAGACTTACCCCTCACGCTTTTCGGCATACTCATTGTTCGTTATTGTGCGGAAAGTTAAGTCTTGACGAGATCGCCGCAAGGCTCGGTCACGAGGATTCTAAAATCACCCGTCTAATTTATATGCACCGAACCGAAGAGATGAGAAAAAAAGAAGCCGAGAAACTCGATAAAATCACGCTTCTCGGCGGTTAACTAAAGCAACAACTAAAGTGAACGGCTAAACGCCGCATAAATACTGATAAAAAAATGTAAACCGTTTTCAAATTGGATAGTATCATAGATTATCATACATTGTCAAAAGTCGCATAAAATAAGGGTTTCAGAAATTGAAGCCCTTTTTTTATACCCCGATTTTTGACCCCTTAACTAAAGTTTTAACTAAAGTAAAAGAGAGGCTCTTAACCTCTCTTTTTCCTATGGTCTATCAGCGGTTCGTCACTTTTGATAATCCAAACATTTCCGATTTTTTCTGCTGTTTTAAATGCACCTCGTAAAGCCCTCTGCCTTGCCGTGTCTGGGTGTATTCCGTTCTTGATTGCCCACTCTTTAAGCGTGATGTAGTCTTTCATATCTTTCTCCTTACACAGCACCAAAGTTGATGACTTCCGAAGGCAAGATACATATTGTCCATACCCTGCTCCGACTCGGCTTCGGTGTCGTACTCGTATATTTCTTTTTCGCCCGTACTCCATATTACCACAAGTTCGTATTTCATTTCACTACCTCATACCTTTCGTTAAATTCGTCATTGTCGTAGATCGCTTCAATAAAACTGAACTCCGTGTAACCTTGAATCCCGATGATATACCTCATAACATACTTGCCGTTAAAGTTGATGTCTACGCTCTGGGTGTATGCCGTGTATGTCCTGCCTGTCTGTCTGTTCCTAACTGTTAAACCGTTCATACCTTGCCCCCTTTCATTTGCAATTCGCATAAACATTGTGCCAACCTCTGACCGCTGTGGGCATTTCGTAAAATGTGACCTTCGTGTAACCCTGCTCGACAAGTTCTTCAAGGAAGGCTCTTTCGGTCATCCCGAAGGGTAGACGCTTCACGTTCATAGAATCCTTAAGTCTCGGTCTGTTTATGCTGTTTATATTGGTGTTTACTTCTTTTCCGTTGATGATGATTTTTTCCATTTTGCTTTCCCCTTTCATTTACATTTCAGAATATATCGACAAGCCCTCTTAATGTCGGATATTTCCTTGCGATCATATCCCGAATAATCTATCGTTTCGAGAAGGTATTCGCACTCGGCTTTTGTTTCTTCGTCCGTTAAGTCCCTGCCTTCCGTTTCTTTCCTTGCTACCATACGGGATTCAAGTACACCGCCTTGGATGTCTCTGGCTCTTTCGTAAAGTGTTTTCATTTCTTTCTCCCTTCTGGGGGCTTTCGCCCCCGTTCCTTTATCTGTAATTTGCTGTCTGCTTTGAATAGGTGAAGTATCTTAATGCGGTGCAGACCTTTTCGCTTGTGGGAAGTCCGAGTTTCTTTTGAATCTCTATCACGTCCCTATTGGTTACGTTTGCGAAACCCTTCTCGATTATTACCGTCTTAACTTCTTCTCTGATTTCCTTTGTTGTCATTTCCTGCCCCTTTCTGTGTGGCTTGTTTGTTGTTCTATGATTATATTACTACGTTTGCGTAGTATTGTCAACAACTTTTTTTAAAATTTTTCAAAAAAAATAACCCCTCACCATAAGGCAAGGGGTTTGGGGAGAAAACTATTATCGCAAAGCCTTAAACGGCTGAACGACCTTCTTTTTTGCCGTAAGCGACATAGTGGAAATAATACAAGGGGTTGTTATCTCCACACACTTCGGCAACGTCTGGGTATTTCTGTTTATAGATTATCGGGTTAAACTCTGCGGACGCTTGACGAAACTCGTTCATCCCGAAGGTGCAAAAGTGATTCCATAAAGCGTTCGCATCGTTTCCAAACGCTCCCATTAAATCGGGATATCTGTTTGCGTAGTAAGTCGGGTCAAAAACGGGTGAATAGTCATAGCCGTTCAAAATGAAGCCAGACGGTGCAGGGCTTGAACCCCAAATATCGAAATAGCAATAATTCTGGTCGCAGACCTTCCCTGCTATCTTGTTCGAACGGATATAGTTTTGAGTTCCGCCGAATTGCCACATCTCGACAAGATTTCCGCTTTTTAATGTGGGTTTTTTCGTTCCGTAACACGCTACCCAATGAGGGTATATAACAAGTTCGGTGTCGATGAGGTTTGAATTAAAATGACTTAAAGACGTATAAACACCGCAGACGTACCCTGCGGAAATCATCGTATCGCAAAAAGCCTTTACTATGTCCGTGAGGGTGCGTTTGTCTTGGTTTAGCATTTTCCCTTCAACGTCATACCAAACGTGGAGTATGTCTTTCCCTTGAAGGTATGAAATGAAGTGATTCGCTTCGTTAACAGCGTCCGAGATTGAAAAAGCCTTTCCGAAGTAGTAAGACCCCGTGGGAATCCCGTTTGCTTTGCATTGTGAGTAAAAGGTTTCGAATTGGCTATCCTTGTATAAGCCAGAATCCGCACCCCCTGCCTTGAGTACCGCAAATTGTACGCCCTCGGCTTTTGCTTGGGCTATGTTTAACCCTTTTTGCCAAGCTGAAATATCTATTCCAAAAGTTGCCATTGGTTTTTCCTCGTAGTCGATGTAAGGTAAGATGCCGTAGTCCGTCCAAGCGTAGTTCTTTTGACCGCCCTTGTACTGATATCGGTTTCCCTTTGAATCCAAGTAGGTGTATTGAACCTTGTGTTCCCAAGCCCCCGTACACTCTACCACGTTGACTATATGACCGTTGTATTCGAAGTCCCCAAGGTATATTCCTGCGTGTGCAGGTTTCTGCATATAAAGGTAAGTCCCTGCTTTGGATATCTTCGAAAAGTCTCTCGATCGTTCGGTACATTGTAAAAGTAAATGGTAACCGTCACAATCGCCCGTGACGAAGTTTTTGGGCGGAACGTAAGAGCCGATAACTCTGGTATCTTCCCAAGACGGAATCGCAAGAATCGTTTTTATCAAGTTCCAACAATCCCACGAATACCGCATACCGTCAAAATATCCGCAATTATACGGGAAATGATTGTTGTAATAATTCGGTACATCGTGGGCGAGTTTCAACTTTGCTATAAAGTCCGATATTTTAATCATCGCTATTTCTCTCCAGAACTATAAATGAAATAAGCAAAGCAAGGGCAAGTAAACCCCCGAAGATTTTATCCATTTTCGTTTCCCTTTTTGTACTGAATTGAACTGATACCGAGGATAGCACCGAGGAAGACACCAAGGGCGGTTATGGTCTGGGCTATCTCATCGCCGTAAGGGATGTTCCATATTTTGAATACAACGGAAATAAGGGTCGATAAAGCAGGTAAGAAAAGGATTGCTACCCATTTTAAAACGTCATATAGTTTGTTGTTCATTTTTCCACCTTCCTTTCCAAATCGTCGATTCGGTGATTAGCCACTTTGATTTTTTCCTCTTGAAGTGTTGCAGATTCTTCAAGCTTGAAAGTTCTTTCGATGAGGTTGTTATATTTTTTCATTTGTGCTTCGAGTTGTTCGATTCGATACCCCGTCAGACGAGATGATGTCATAATTCCCCCGAACGTACCTGCAAGAGTACCGAAAAGGGATATCATAGCCACGATAATAGTTTCGCTCATTCGTTAACCTCTTTCTTGGTGACAGTTCCGTCTTCGTTTATCTGGTAGCCGTCTTCTTCGATGATCGCTTTGACCTGCGGTCTTAATCTCAAAGGAACGTCATAAAAGTTCTTGCCGTCCTTCTCGCAGGACGTAGCATACACACGAGCCATAACTTACTCCTCTCCGAGAATCATCTCATAAACCTCTTCAAGCCCCGTTCTAACGTCTTCAAGGTCGGAAGAGTTGTCATTGATTGCTTCTCCGTGATTGCTTTCGGTCTGTCTTATTCCGTTTTTGTCAGCGATATCGTAATATTTATCGTTGTCGATTCTTTTGATAAGAGCAAGAACGAGGTTTCTTAAATCGTCAAACTCTTTTCTTGATACTTCCATAAATGTTTCTCCCTTCCTATACATCGGCTCTGCCGTAGAATTGAAGCGTGTTAACTCTTATGCGGTATGATGTTGTAACCTTGAAAAGCCTAAAACTAAAGTTTTCAACCGCTGAAGCAAATACCTTTATAGTGCTTACGGGGGTTCTACTTGCATTATATGTAACTGTAAATTCACCCGTAATATCGTTTATGGTGGTAAAGTTATCATCACTTGATTGTAGTTTATATGTGTAAGTAGGTGAGTATTCACTATTGGTGTTGGTCAGCATTTTACACATATATATCTTTGCTTTACTTGGGAACGTATAACCTATATCACCACTTGTCGAACCTGCATTTGATATAAATTCAGTTGAGTCATTACCGTCAAAAGCTTTGTAAGCCTCATTACCCGTGGCAGGTGCAACACCGAAGCACAAACCTGAAGGTGTATTATTACTCGTCATTATAGGCGCTTTCACATTAAGCACGCTTTCAAAATATGCACTATTACAAATAGCCGAACACCAAGCGCTATCCGCCAAAAGCGTATTACTTGCATAGTTGTTCAGACCGATATAGGACATAGCGGAAGAATCACCGCAAATATCTGAAGCCCACGTTGTAGACCTAACCAAATAATCCATAGCGTTGTTATCGCTGATAAGTGCTGATAGACAAGCGGAATCGGCTAACACTTGGGAAAGAGTTGTATAAGCCTCTGAACGCTGACCACACGCTAACCAAATAGAAACGTCATCGGTGGGAGTGACAGTTGAACCGTCTGGGACAGAAGATAAAGTCACATAATAAGTCGTAGACGCAGATACCGCCACCGTTGCGGTGTTGCTTCCGTCAGATACCGTCCACGTTCCTGCACTATCGACCGATACTTCATAAGTTCCCGTACTTGTTTCCGTTGCGGTGTAAGTATCACCACCCTTGGAAGCTGTGACAGTAAGTCCCGTTCCTGCGGTGATTATAAGCAAAGCAGAAAAACCACCGCCCGTGGGTGCGTAAACGTCCGTAGTTGAACCGTTAATAGTTATCTCTGCTATCTTCGTTCCGCTCTGCTGAATCTGTGACCAAGAAACGGTCGTAGAAGGTGCGATTCTTGAAACAGCGGTGACAAGGTTTCCGATCTCTTCGGCTAAAACGTCAGCAATATTTCTGGGTGTAGCCTCGGTCGTGTTTAAACTTTCGTCAAGTGCTATAGGTTTTGTTACTTGTGCCATTTTCTTCTCCCTTTAAGTTCCGTCATCAAAAACAATGTTGACCGCTCCGTTAACCACCTTGAAATATTCAAGGCTTATGACGTTCGAAGTGATGTCGATTCCGTCTCCTGCCGAATAAGAACCGCCCCCACTTGTCGGGGCGTAAACATCGGTAGTCGTACCGTCTATCGTGATTTCAGCGATTTTTGTACCGCTTCCCGTTATCTGATTCCAACTTGTAGCGGTGAACCCCTCATCGTTTGTTAAATCGCTCGTCTTGGACGGAATAGACGGCTTATCGGTCAAATCGTCATAGTCCCCCGTTATAGCGACCGTGGAAACGTCCGAGGATGTCAGAAAGCCCGAATCGTTTGTCAGTTCGGAAACCTTCGTCGGTACATCCGCAGAAGTAATAAACCCCGAATCGTTCGTAAGGTCAGAAGTCTTCGTGGGTACTGTGGGCGAATAAACATCGGTCGAAGTTCCGTTGATAGTGATTTCCGCTATCTTATCGCCCGACCCTTGTATCTGATTCCAAGTGACCGTTGACCCACCCCCACCGCCACCGCCGAGGTTCTGGTCGATAATGTCCATATTGTCGTTATAACTCTGACGGAAGGCTGAAAAAGCGTCTGACGCTTCGGGTTTTGATAAGTTGTAATTAGTTGTATGCGTAGCCATATATCACCTTAATAGTTCTTATTCCAACTCGGTTTATTATTCCAATAAGTCTGTGACGGGAAACTTCCGTCTTTTCTGAATACGTCCGCTTGATGTGCGTAAGAATCCCAAACGTGGCTTTCGGTATCTTCCCAAGGCATAAACCAAGAACTCGCACCCCCTGCGTTCTGTTCGACAAAGTACAAAGTCGGGGGAGTAGAGTATAAATCGCCTACTTGCTGTTGGGTGTAAGTATTCCCGTCATAATCCCACCAAGTACCGTTTGATTCATAGACGTACTTATCTAACAGCTCGGAATATTCAAGCCCTGACTTTCCAAAAAGGTTATAGAAGCCCGTATAATCGTTGTCATCGTAATAGTACGGAAGGACAGAGTTAAACTTCCAATCCTTGACGGCTGTTAAGTTTCTGGGTGTTGTATCTGCCAACATCCCGACTACTTGAAGGGCTTTCGACATATCCCAATTAGCCAAAGCCGAGATATCAGTAAGCCAAGCACGACCTGCGAACATATTGTCAAATCGTCTGACGTTCGAGACGTTCCAATTCTCTAACCCGTGAAGGTTACGAAGTTTACCGATCTTCAAGACCTGCCCCGTGTTGTCGTCAAAGCAATAAAACATCTCTATCATATAAAGGACATTAGAAACATCCCAATTTGCCAAGGGTGAAAGGTCTGTCAGAGCGTAGCACTCTTTAAACATTTTCTGCGTAGTCGTGAACTTTGAAACATCCCAATTCCTTAACGCTGAAATGTCGTTCAATTTCCAACACCTTCTGAACATTTCTTCCACGCTTGATGTAAGGTTCGGGAAAGTCCAATCTTCAAGGCCTTCAAGCTTCTCAAGTGCCGTACATCCAAAAAACATCCCTTGGGTGTTTCCGAGATATTTCCAATTCCAATTCTTTAAAGCCTTCAAGTCTTTCAGCTTTGTACATCCCGAAAACATATCTTTGGCGGTAAAGCACCCCGAAACATCCCAAGTCTCAAGCCCTTCAAGGCTCTCAATGTATGCAAGTCCGTAAAAAGCCCCTTCCATTGTCCAAACTTTCGAAACATCCGCATACTGAAACTCGGTAAGGTCTGTGACCGTATAGGGAAGGTTCAATTCTTTAAGGCTTGTCGTTCTCCAAGGCAGGGACGAAACCTTTGTGAAGTTCCCCGTAGTCATCCAATACAGATTATTCCCGATCGTATCGTCCATTGGATGAATATAGGTGTATCCGTCAGCGTAGATATCGTTGTTATAGTTCGCAGACGTGACCGCTCCGTGGTCAACTACTTCTATCGTCTGTTCGAGTTCCTTCTCAACGAGTATCGTGCTTTCTGGGTAAACATACTCCCTGCGATAGTGAATCTTGATTGTCTGCTGACCTACTGTGTTAAAGACAGTTCCCAAAGACGGGGTAAAGGTACAATGTGCCCTATCACTCTTGACCACATCCGTCATCACGGGTTCAACTGTCTCGTCTTGGTCATCATACACGGGAGCATATATTAGATACTGTCCTGCGTATGCTCTCGCACCCTTCGGAATAAACGGATGAGAGAAAAACACCTTCTCACCTTCGCCAGAATCTGCAAGGGTGTAATCGTGACCCGAACCAAATATGACAAATTTTAAATCGTTTGCGTTTATAGTCGCACTCATCTTATATCGCTCCAAATAAGGGGATTGTCGGTAACGGTCATATAGACTTTAGCTTGATGCGAAGTCTTACCCGTTACTCTAAAACCACAAGTAGAAGTCAGGATTCTTTTTCCGTTCGGGGCTTTTTCTTCGGTAGTCTCGAACTCGTATAAAACATCATCGTCGACAGTTATTAAGATTGTCACGGTTGCCGTGTTTGACAAGGACGCTTCACAAGTGAACATAAAGCCCATACGCTGAACGTCTACCGTCTGCTTCCACTCAATATTCGCTACGAGGGTTTTGGTGCTTCCAACGGTCATTTGTGCGTCGTTCTGGGTATGAAGAAGCCAAAAGTTCTTACCGCCCGATTGCTGACCGTTATTATATTCGCTCGAAAGTCCTGCGACCGATTTTGTGAATCTGTCTTGTGCGGTAGCAAGTCGGGGATTGTCACCAGAGCAAGTGATGTGCATACCACCGCCGATAGTGTAAGTTATCTCGGTGATCGCTCCGAAGTCATATGCCGCCGCTTGGTTATCAATAAAGGTGATAACATCTGACGGGTCATAGTGGGGCAACAAAGGTAAGTCAGAATCATAAGGGACATAGTAAATTCCGTTCCAAGCGTCGATTATCTCTTGGAGTGCGTCTCCTCTATTCCCTGCGTTCGTGAACTGTAAGAACGGGTTAACTCCTAAATCAAGGATTATTCCGCCCGTATTTGTGTTTGACTTATATTCTTGTAAGCCTTCATCTTTATACGTTGCATAAAGCCCGTCATACGTCGTTCTAAAGTCCGATAGATTAGATGTGTACCTAAACGAAGAAGGTATCGTATCGACCGAATTAGAGCGGTACAGACCCACATACAACTTTCCGTCTCTGCCGATATACGAAAAGCCCCCAAGATAAGCACACAAATAGCCCAAAACACCCCTAAAGGTGTCAACGTCTGTGACGACATCGGCAAAGCCCGTCTTTCTGTCGCCGTTCGGCATACCTTGGATATCAGAAGATGAAGAACCCAAAGTAATCCCACAAGTCGTACAGATTTCCGAGAGCCACATAAAAGGGGTTTTAATATCGGTATGGTTTGCAGGGATAAAGGAATAGTCATCAAGCTTTATCATATCGTCAAAAGCCGTGATCGTGACGCTTCCTATCTGGTTAAGAGCTTCGGTGATGATGTACTTTCCCATTGGAATAACATCGGATGCACCGTCAACCTTTACGGATATTTCTATCTCTTTCCCGTATAACTCATACCTTGACACGTTCGGAAGAATTAATTCGAGAGATAATTGAGAAGCATAAACACCCCCAACCTCTAACGAATCGCCAGAAATGTTTCTGATTATTTCCCCCGTGACGATATCGGAATCAGTAAAAGAAATTGGAGTGGAAAGTTTTATCTCACCACTCCAATTAAATTTCCTTATATTCGACTTTATAGCGGTTAAGAAGTCCGCTGATACTTGATACATAGTCTACCTCAAAACTCTATAAGTTCGAAATTAACAGACCAAAGACCGACCGTTCCGCTCGTGTTGTGCGAGTTCTGTACATAATCTTTGGTAAACGACCGCATCCTCATATACCTTGTGACATACGCTTGGGAAACTTGGTCATAGATTTTGACGGTCAAAGCACTTGTTGACCTCGCCCAAGTCTCGAAGTTAAGACACATAGCCGAATCAACTTCAAAAGAAGCTGTTATATGGAGTTTATCGGTTCTTTGGATGTCTACAACGTCCGTCCCTGCTTCGGTAGTCTGGGCAACCTCGACTACTTCCGAACTCTCCGACCAAGATGTCGGGTTGTTCGGAATTGCCGTTGAATTGATCGTGACGGGATATTCTTTTAATTTCATTATTTACCCCTTCTTAAGTTCATCATTTGTTGTGCGGTCAAGATAACCGAGCCGAGTGAGTTGTTATCAATAGAAACATTAATAACGGTATCACCTGCCCCACCCATAGCGGCGGTCATACCTTCGGTTATCATTGTTCCAAGTTCGCTTAAAGGAAGTACGGCTTCCGCCCCTGCTTCTCCGCCACCAAGGAATCGTCCGCCTTGCATACCGAAAATTGTGGGGTTTGTTAAAATGCCACCGTTTGCGTACCAATCAACATTAAACTTCGGGAGCGAACCTTGACCGCCTATTCCGTAAGGGGCTATACCGCCCGTGACGGATATATGGGGAAGTTTAAGGTCGAACCCGTTGGCGAACATTTCACCAAGGGAATCCCATATACCTTTTATTTTGTCGTAGATTTCTTGGAAGGTATTAAATACTCCGTCTTTCCACTCGGTAAAGGTCTGCTTTACGGTTTCCCACGCTCCGATAATGGTATCTTTTACGAGCGTCCAAGTCTCTGTGACTTTGGTGGTTATGTTTAACCAAGTGTCCGACAACCAATTTGATATATTTTCAACGACAGACTTAATACCGTCCTTTAGTGCGTTCCAACGGTCAAGAGCGTTGGTTTTCATATTGTCGAAACTCTGGGAGATATCCGCTCCCATTTCTTGAAATGCACCGTAATAGTCTTGGATTGCTTGGTGTATGTCTCCACCGCCGAAAACATAATCAAAAAATCCACCTTCGCCGAACCAATGGAAGTTCTTATACCAATCGGCAGAATCTGAACCAAGTTTCTCCAAAATGGGTGCGATAATGTGGTGGTCGATTAACTCGCCGACTGCTCCACCTGCTAACGCTCCGCCAAGTCCTGCAAGTAAAGATGAACCAATGGTCGCCCCTGCACTTGCTAAACCGCTTAACGCACCACCAGAACCGAACAAAGAGCCAAGTTTTGCACCAAGTCCGAGGCTTCCCAAAGTCTTTGCCGCCTTGCCAAGTCCACTTATAGCAGACCCGACACCGCCGATAGCTTTACCACCGATTGAAAGCGAAGGGGCGATAAGTGCAATCTTGCCAAGATTTTCGATTAACTGTCTTTGTTCTTCGGGTGACATCCCTTCCCATACTTCTTTTATATCATCGAGTATGGGTTTTAAGTCTTTCAGAACATCCACCAAAACGGGTATGACTTCTTCCCCGATCTCTGCCCCCAAAAGCTTAAGTTCGTTCATTGTAGTAGTGAACTCATCAATCGGGTCGAGTGTTGCTTCGAAAGTCTTATCAAGGTTTCCCGAAAAATCGCTCATCGAAGCGTTTATATCGGTAAAAGATATATTCCCTTCTTTGATAGCGTTGTATAACTGTGCGAATGCTTTAGAACCGAATATTTCCTCGGTTCTTGCGAGTTTCTCCGTCTCGGAAGCAGACGACGACATTAAAGCTTCCCACTCGGCTATCACTTCATTAAGTGAAGTTCCCTCGTCTATGCTTTTAGCCATAGCCTTACGGAGAGCCGTAACACCGACCGAAGCGTCTACACCTTGTTTGCTCATCTGTCCAAGCAGAACAGACGCATCGGCGATATCGTAACCCATTTCTTTAAAAGAAAGAGCGTTACTTTGAAGAATCGAAGCGAGTTCCGAAGCGTTTACACCCGTTTTCTGTCCGACAGCGTTTAAGGTGTTTAAAACCGATTCCGTCTGCGAAGCGTCAAGCCCCCAAGCGTTCATCATAGCCGACACGTTGTCGATAGAACCCACGACATCGGTATTATTAAGTTTTGCGAACTTAATGAACTCGGTCGAAAGTCTTTCAAGGTCATCTCCCGACATATCGAATCGGGTTGATACTTCGGCTACGGAGTTCGATATAGTCTGAAAGTCGGAAGGTACGGAAGTCGCTATGTTCTCAACGATATCCTGCATCTCTGCGAGTTTGTCGCCCGTTGCCCCCGTCTTTGAGATGATAGTATCTAACGCTCCGTCTACTTCTTGCCAAGACTTAATTGATGCCGCACCTGCCGCCGTGATCGCACCCGTGACGACCATAAGTTTGTCGCCAATGGTTGAGATTTTATCTCCGACAGACGATACCTTCTGCCCAAGAGCGTCCATTTGTCCGCCGACCTGCGTAAGCATAGCGTCAGACGCTGACGGTACGTTCTTTAACTCTTTTTCGAGGTCTTTGAGAGCGTTTTCGGTTTCGATAATCTCTCTTTGCCAAGCGTCGTATTGGTCTTGTGTGACCGTCCCGTTCTTAAGCCCTTGTTCCATTTCCTCTTGAACTGACTTAAGCTGTGAGAGTTTGTCTTTTGTCTGGGATATCTCTTTCCCAAGTGCGTCCATTTTCTGTTTAAGAAGGGTCGCATTGGTAGGGTCTAACTTTAAGAGTTTGTTGATGTCCCTTAACTGTGTCTGGGTGGTCTTGATGTCCTTATTAACACCCTTTAACGCTTGTGACAGCCCTTTTGTATCGCCGTCTATTTCGATTGTAATACCTTTGATTCTGTCAGCCATAGTTTTAACCGAAGAAGCGGTCGATGTCGCTTTGTGTGGCTTTTACGTCCCACTCGGCTCGATCGTTCGCCATTTCCACAAACATATCATTAACAAGCCCGATATCGAGCTTATCAAGGTCATCGAGTTTAAGCCCGACTTGTAGACATCGCAACATAAAAAGCGGAGTTGTCATTGGTCTTTCTGTCGGGCGACTTGGTTTTTTGGCGATACACTTTGTTCATTGTTTATTCGCCACAAGTCCATAATTTCGGGAATTACTTTGTAGATAGAGAAGGTCGAGAAAGTGTCGAGCCAATCCGACATCTCACTTTCTACGGTTTCCCTTTTTAGAATCTTGCCTTCTGCTTGTGAATACATACAGAAAGCCACGTTTTCGAAGATTTCAAGTGAATCTACCGACAAGTCAGAATCGTTTTTCATATCTTCATATAGCTTGGTTAAGTCCATATAGATATCCCGTCCGAAGGCTTGGCGGTACACTCTGGGTGTTGCCGCCGTAGCCTTGAACTTTATATTCTGACCGTCTACACAAATAGTTTTTTCCATAGTTTTCTCCCGTGTTGGAAATTAGAGTGTAGTTGATGCAACGGTTACGGTCTGAACAGCGTTGAACCAAGCAGAATACTTGGTGTCGCCCTTGTTCGCTTTTCCTCTTACGATCATCTTACCGTTTGAATCAACGGGAAGGGGAACAGCGGTAATGGTGGTGCTTTCGGTGACGGGTTCTTTGGTATCTTGAATAGTACCAGAAGCGACCGCAGGTCTTGAAGCGTTGCAAAGATAAAGAGCGTGTCTTGTCTCGTTTGCATCTCCGCTGAACTCGAAAAGAAGTGCGAACTGTTTGGGTTCGATTGCCGCATCCTCATAAAGAATACCGTTGTCATCGGTAGCAAATCCGAAGATATCCTTAAGAAAATCTTCGGGGAATTTTGCGACTTCAAGGTCGCCCGAATATCCTTGGTTTGCGGAAGTTACATAATACTTGGAATCGTCAGCGTAGAAGTTAGTCTCTCCGCCCTGTGCGTCAAGGGAAAGATTAACCGCTCCTGCGATCGCCTTGGGTGTTCCGTAAGTAACGGTAGAACCGCTGACAGTTGCGACAGCATAGTGGACGTTCTTAAGTCCAAACTTTACCTTGTTTGAATCTGCCATTTTTTAAGCCTCCATATTGATTGAATAAGTGATAACGTACATCTGCTCGTCCGTTGCGTATGTCTCGTCCCAAGTGTAGGTAAGACCCAAACCCTTAAGAATACCCCTTACGGTATCTTCGGTCGCAGGGTCTTTCGTCTTGGTGAACAAACAAACAGATATATTCATTGTGTCGAAAAAGTTCTCATCATCTGCCGTGAAGCCTTGACCACCCGTCACAAAAGCCGTGACGTACGGTAACGAAGGTGCGGTATCGTCTGTCGGGAATACGTTATAAGCGTATGGGATTTTTGCCGTTGTAAATGCCGTGTAAAGTGCTTCAAGCTGTGTGGTCATACTCTTATCCGTCCTAATTCCTTTTCAAAAGTTTTCACGAACTCCGCTTCGGCGTTCTTCTGGGCAGGTTCGATGTGGGGTTGTGGTGTTGACTTTCCGTAAGAGCCGTATTTATTGGCGATACGGTGAGATTTTTCGAGCAGGTGGGTTAAGCGGTAGTGGTCTTTGTTGTAGACTACTAATTCGGTACGATAAGCCTTGCCCCTCTTGATTGCCTTTTCCGAATACGTCCAAGACTTCCGATACTCTCCCGTTCTTGAAGGTGATGTCTGGTGTAGTTCATCTTCTGCCGACTTCCCCGCTTCTTCCGAAGCGATCTGTAAGCATTTGTCTACACCGTTCGCATAATCTTCGAGGGTGAGTTCCATAGCGGACACCAACTTGTCGATACTTACTACGTTCGACTTACTCATTTCCTGCCTTCTTCTCTAAATAGAGTTCAATTTGTTCGTCGTCTCTCTCATAAGTCCTATAAATACCGTACCGAACTCCGTCTATATCTACGAGTGATTCGCCATTGTAATTACCGAAAAACGTGGTCACAGTATATGCAGGTACTAAACCTTGTCTGCCCGTGGAAGCGTAGGAAGCCCACTCTTGACGAGAGATAGAAGATAAAGTCGCATATACTGTATTCTTCGTTTCGGTGTATACTTTCTGACCCATACTGTCGGTCGTGTATTTTCTTGTGATGAGGTCGATTGTGATTGCCCTATTCATCTTCACCACCAAAATTAGTGTAGCCAGAAGCCATTGAGAGTTGTGCTTTCTGCTCGTCATAGGACGACTTCAAACGGTCGTATACGTCCGAACTCGGTGTACCAAAGTTCATTTTGCAATAAGTCTTTACGGCGGTCGATACTACTTCGGTCATTGTTTCGGGTATAACTACCCCTGCGATACCGAGATCGAGTTTCGCACTCTCTATGAGGTCGGTTAACTCGTTATCATATGCCAACGTACTTACTCTTAATGCTGTTCTTACATCGTCCAATAAAGCCATTACTTTTTCCTCTTGGTGACTTTCTTAACTACTTTCTTTTCTTCGGTCTGTTCGACCTTCGCTTCGGTCTTTGCTTTCTTGATAGGCTTCTCGGTTTCTCCCTCTGTTTCGATAGGCTCTACCAGATATGAAAGTTTATTGACCTCTACGACTTCCCCGATCTTGTGAAGACCGAGGTTGTCGTAGTAAGCGATTTTAACTCTTGCTATCATCCGCTAACCTTTACGAGATTAACGAAAGCAGAGGGAGCGACTACTCCAAGACCAACGTACTGTCTGCCGAGGATTCTTACGAGGTCTTTCGCCATATCGGTCTTATCGTCAAACTTGAAAGCGATTCCGTCGCCGTTGGGATAGTTTGCGATAGCACCTTCTCCAAGGTCGCCAACGATCGCAAATACCTTGTTGTTTGCGGCACTTGCAAAAGTAGGAAGGCTATTGTTGAAGATAACGGGAAGTCCCTCGAAGGGGTCAACTCCGTAGTGGTTAGCGTACTGAACAGCCTTGAAAGCTGACCAAGTACCCTTGTTCATAATGATAACGGGGTTAGCGGCTTCGTCAGACAGCTTTCCGAGTGCTTCGGAAATGGTAGCAACGGTAATCTGTGATACGCTTGAAGCAGGTACGCTGACAGCGATAGCACTTGAAGTGGTGGGTGAAGTAACGATGAGGTCAACGAGAGCGTCTGCGGCTTTCTTTGCGATCTGGTAGGTAAGCTCGTCGTAGATGTAGCGAAGGAAAGCCTCGCCTCTCATATCAACAACCTCGTCAGATACGGAAATCCACTTCTTGATTGAAGCAGGAACGATTGTTACTACTCCAAGAGAAAGATTCTCTTCGGAAACAGCGTCACCGCCCTCGGTGTGGATTGTTGCAGGGTCTGCACCGTACTCGAATCCGACCTTAAGGTTGCCCTTGAGGTATGCCTTTCTTACACGGGACATAATGCCTTCACGCTCCCAAGCGGTCTTAACGATGTCGTAGACCATTTCGGGAACGGGTACGCTTCCGCTTACGTTCTCGGTGAGAAGAGAACGGCACTCGGTGTCATCCTCTGACTTGATATACTCTGCATATGCGTTGATATATGCTTCGGTGTTTCTGATTTCGATATTCTCCATTTTCTTTTCGTCCTTTCTTTCTTCGATAACAGTTGCGGTAAGGTCTTTAGCGACCTTTTCAGAAAGAGCCTTTCTCTGCTCCTCTGCGTTGACAAGAGCGGTCTTTCTTTCCTCGATAGCGTCTACCTCTGCGGAAAGTGCTTCGATGTCTGCGTTCTCGTCGTTCATCTCGGTTCTTATCTCTGCGATACGAGCTTCGCACTCGTCGGCAGAAATGTTCTTGATTTCCTCGATAGTCATTTCGTTATTTCCTTTCGTAGATTTTTAACTTAAGTTCAAGAGCCTTTTTAGCCTTCTCACGCTTCTCGCTTTCAAGTCGCTCCGCTTTCTCTGCTTCAATCACTCCGTTGAAGTAGTCACGAGTTGCTATATCAAGTTCCGTTCCGCTGTTTGCAGGGAACGAAACGGGGCTAACGTCATAAAGTTTAGATATTTTCATTATTCTTCTGGTGTGGGTTTCCTTGTCGTAGGAATCCTCACGGACAGTAAAGGCAAAACTCTGCTTCGGGTAGTTACCTGCCTTTATATCCTCAAAAAGATTTCTTGCGTTGGGAGTTTTAGAAAGGTCGGCTTCGTCTTTTAAACCGTGTTCATCAACGGACACTTTCAAAGTACCTGCGGAAGAACGAGCGTAGACAGTTCCCGTATGATCGACACGGAAAACAACGTCGGTCATATCGCACTCGTCAAAAGCGTTGGGGTCGATGACCTCTTTGTACTCCGTTCCGTCCTCGTCGGTGAACAGTACATAAGGCTCGAAGGTGGAAGCATAACCCCTTACCAGATAAGACGGCTCGTCACCTTCTTTTCTTTCTTCTATCTCGATTTTTAAATCTCTGTATTCTCTGTTACTCATCTGCTGAATCTCCTATCTCCTCGACTTTTGTTCCCGTGGAAGAATCGTAATACTCACCCCTTAAGATGTGCTTATCTCCGCCGTCAATCGGTGTGAGTTGCCATATCTCACGGGCTTCGTTGATACTTAATATCCCTCTATCGACCAAATCCTTTGACACGTTCAGTTTGTCGGTGTTTGACATATACTGAATACGGTTCGCCGTGAAGGTGATACCGTTTCCGAAAGCAATCTCACGAGGGGTGAAAAGCATTTTCGTTAACACTTCGGAAAGCTGAACCGCTAACGGCTCGATCGCTCCCTCATAAAAAGCCGAGAACTTATCGCCGTACGCTTTGTTCTGTATAATGTCCTCATTAACTCCGAAGTAGTCGAATACGTTTCGCTCGATTAACTTAAGCTGTTCGGTGTCAACTGTAAGCGTCTGGGCGGTCATCTGGTGGATGTCTTTATAGGTGTTCGGGAAGAGAAGTATTCCGCCACCTTCTGACGGCTTGAAGTTCTCCTCGTCGAATCTCTGACGTTCTTTAGCCAAGTCGTCACTTTTGGTGAAGTTCGTAACGCTTCCGTAGAACCTATAAGTCGCAGAGTTCTTGGTACTTTCCTCTATGCCTTGACGCTGAATCTCTATAAGGTTCATTGTTTCGTGAAGTGCTTTGTTGTCACTCCCGAAGAACTCCGAATCGAACTGATACCTTGTGAGGATTCCGATATCTGATATCTTCTCGGCTAATGTGTCACGGTTTTTGAACTTGAACCTCACCCAGAACTCACCGCTCGTGCTTTGTACCAATTCCCACTCGATAGGACATATCGGGTAAATCCCTTTTGTCGCTCCGAACTTATCTCGAATCGGTACTATGAAAGCCGTGTTCTTGATATACAGAATAGTCGCAAGTCTATATAAAAACTGTGACCAAGTGGATGTGTTGTTCGGGAACTTACGCAGGTTGGTTATTAACTCCGTCTGCGTTCCGCTCTCGATAACGACAGATAGTTTTGAAATATGCCTCGCTATCGAATCAATCGCCGTTCTTACAAACTCGCTCTCGTAGATCGCACCGCCCCAACTATGAAAAACGGGAACATACCCGTCAATCATTTTGAAGTTGTTCTCTACCAGAATCTGTTCTTTTTTCTTTGGGAAAAGTAATTCAATTAAGCCCATTAGTTGTTCCTCAACTGTCCCCCGATTTCGGAGTACCATTTTTGCCGTACACAAAACGCATCGGACATAGCCGCCACGCCGTCAATGTGTGCGTTTGGTGAAAGTTTTATAAGCCTTCCCCTTCCACGTTCGACGTTCATTTTAATTGCCGAGTTCAAAAGGTGAACTTTTAAAAGGTCATTGTCTCCAATGTGAACCTTCTTATCTTTGAAAAGTCCTTCCATTTCTTGAAGAACTCCCCAAAGGTTGTCACCTTGGAACACATCGTCACACAAACACCCATACGCTGTTAAATCTTGTATGAGGTATTGAGCGGAATATCTATCATAACCAACCCGAAGGGGTAATATCTCATACTCTTCGATTAACTTGGTTATGTAGTTATAACAATCGTGATAGTCGATGTAGTTGTCACCGCTGACCTCTAATAGCCCACGTTGTATATAAATGTTGTAAGGTAGACCGTCTCTTTGTGTCGCTTCGTCTATCTTCTCGGACGGAAGCCAGAACTTCGAAAAGACATAAAGTTCTCCGTTCTTCTCAATAAGCACACAACACGACGTAAGGTCGGTCGTCTGGGATAGGTCAAGACCCACAACACAATAACAAGACCTAAAATCTTCAAGCGATAAATGTTCGCCGCTCATATGATTAACGGTCGCTGTGTCAAGCCAAGCGAGAGACGAGTTTTGTTTCAAACAACAATACTTCGTAATGAACTCGTTTTTCTTTGAGAGTGACCCTTCCGCTATGGCGATCTCTTCGAGCATAAAGTCGACCGATACACTAACCCCAAGATTCGGGTTTGCTTTTCGTAGTTCGTTTATATCGTTCCACTTTTCGATATCGTCAATCATATAAAGGAACGGCAGGAGTTTTCTTTCCTTGCTGTCCCCTTTTAAGAACCTCGTGGCTCTTTTAATGAGTTCGTCGTATATCGAATCGTTTATATATCCCGATGTGGTACAAGAAAGAAGTATCGCTTCCTCTCTTGCACCCATACCAGACTTCATAACTTCGTATTGCTTAAGCCCTGCGTCACCTTCCCACGAAGCTATCTCGTCGCATACACAAAGGGAAGGGTTAAAGCCGTCCGACTTCTTCGCAGAAAAAGCAATCTTTTTGACCATACTGTTCGTCGCTATGATGAACAAATCGGTCATACGGTGTCTTGGTAAGTCTGAATCATCCTTGACCTTTTGGTTGTGGATGTCTTTTTCGGAATAAGCCTCTTTCATCTGCTGATACTCTGGGTCAAGTAAAGTCATTTGCCAGATGTTGTTATAGATGATGTCGGCTTGGTCGAGTTTAGGAGCGATATTGTAAACCTTCGCACCGAAGCCCCCTTCTTTCCACCAAACATATTTCGCAATCGCCGCCGCCAAAAGTGACTTACCGTTCTTGCGTCCGATAACTAAAACTATTTCCCTAAACTGTCTGAACCCGTTTTCATTTACGATTCCAAACAATGAAGCGACAAACGCTTTCTCCCAAAGTTCCAACTTCAAAGGTTTCGGAGCGAGACGACCTTCTGTGTGAAATGCGTGGGTTTCTATCCACTCAATCGCATCATTAGCCTTCTTCTGGTCATAAAAAAAGAGCTTTTCTTCAAGCCCTTTGATTAAGTATTCCATTAGCAGGGTTATATATTCCCCTACCGTCTCCGAACCGTCTTTAATTCGTTGGTAATATGTGTAAATCCAATTATCTTGACCTTTCTTTTTCATACCCTCATCATTTCAAACAAAATCGGTGTTTCTCGAAATATATCACGATATAG